TGGCTTGTTCATTCTCCTAATAGCAGTTACAGTTTTACCACAACCAGGAGGTCCAATGATTACATTAGTACGATCACCTTCATCGAAGGTGAACGTTTCGAGATCTTGCGATAGCACAAGATTGAGATCAGGCACAGGATCAGTTTCGATGGTCACGATGTTCGCGTCAGATCTTGTAGTTCTCCAAGCGAGCGCAGCGTACGCATAAGGGACACCTCGGTTGGTACACGTAGTGAAGAATTCTTCGTGACCCATAGATCGTGCCATGTCATAGAGGTTAGTAGAGGATCCGTCGTCTTCGTCGTTAGACCAAGCCAAGAATGTTCCGTCTTTACGAATGTAGTTTTTCCAGGCTGGGACGTTGACGGTACGTTGAACGTTCGCATGCCTATCCTGGAAATCGAAAAATCGACTGTTTCGTATGTCGACGCGTCGATTAAATTTAACGAAAGCATGACGGTGATAGTTACCGTCTTGATGCTGCTCGGAAGAGATGATAACCTCGGCTACGTGAGCGGAACCGACACGTAGCGACTTCAGATGTTCGAGAGCCTCTTCGATGTTGAAATCGGATTGAGGCCACGTTATCGAGAACGTAGTAGCGTTGACACGGAAAGCAGTAGTAGTAGTAGCAGGAGTAGTAGTGTTTGGAAACGTACTACCGTTAGCAAGAGGATTAGGTACCATAAAGAAAAAAGTTGGAAAATTTTTAAATTTATACGTAGCCAATGGATACGCTATAATGAAACCATCTAATCTACAGGGATTCACCATTAGAGTCAACCACCCGAGGGAGCCGGTAGGCGTACGAAGGGGGGACGTACATAACTTACAGTTGGAGGACAGAGCGAAAGCGATGTCCGAGTCAAGAAAAATAAAAAGTGTGTGGAACCAAACTTTTTCCGTAGGCTGTGGATTTGTGGAAACTTGGCCCTATATATAATATTACGGGCCAAGTTGGAACAAAAAATAACGAAGTTTATCTCATGCAGGTTGTCAAATATAGACGCACTGGACTTGCAACACGATATCCATCATCGATGGCAGCTCCTATTGCACGATATGCAGCAAGAAAAATTGGTTCAGCAGCAATGCGTGCTATACCAATTGTTGGTAACGCCATGGCGGCGTACGACGTCGCCAGAGGCGCATACAAAGCGGGCCGGCGGCTTTTTAGCCGCGGCACGCAAACCGGCGCGCGTTCGTCAGGACGCGCTGCCGCAACGAAATATGCCACTAAAGGTAAGTATGCTGGGAGGTTTCGGCGACGTAAAGTACGCCGCGATAAAACCGACAAGTATCGCAATTACGGGTTTTGTAATACAACGGAGATCACTGGCACTGTCAGTGATCCCGATTGCGTATACATTGGGCACTCGACCACGAGTGGGCATCGTATACTTACTGTATTTTTACAAGCAGCGCTTAGAAAATTGTTTAGGCATGTAGGATATACATGCACGAACATAACGGATCCATTGTTAGGATATCATCCTAACAGTGATGGATGGAGGCTAATTCTTTCTGTGAAAGAAGTTACTACCGGTGTAATCACTGATGTCACGTATGATACTGCTGCATCGGATAGTATCTTTAGAATAGTTGGCGATACCGTTAACGGTATAGCACCTGCGTGGCCTAATTTGTATAATTTCTGGGTGAATTACATCCAGAACGGGCCACCTACAGGTGCTACGCAACAGCCAACGAGATTGTCGTTGTATCAACGTGATGGAAATGTAGCAAATTTCTATCATTTTATGGGAGATATATATTTCCCTAACGAAAGGATCAATTTGCACGTTAGATCTGAATTGAAAATTCAGAATCGTACGTTGTCTACTAGTGGTTCTGGAGATGCCGAAGATGTTTCTAACAATCCATTGATTGGCAAATCATATCAATTTAGCAGCGCCAATCCAAGATTGCGCGTTGAGAATTGCGATATTATTGGTAGCATGCTAGATGCTACTGGTGTTATTACCAGACGAGCTGCCGAGTTTCCGGCTGCGACGTCTGTTCTTATGCGGGAACCGCCAAGTCCGAAGATCTTTTGGAATGTAGTGAAGAGCGGTAAGGCCGCGATCGGTCCAGGCAATATTAAAAAGGATTTATTGACGTATACTGTTTCGATGGCAGTGTATGATTTCTTTCAGAAGCTAGATTGGCGCCCATTTAGTGCCACTGTAGCGACAGCGATTTCAATGAAGGGATTGGGAAAAAGCGCTCTTTTTGCCCTTGAAGATCTTATTAACGTCAATCTTGCGCAGAATATTAGTATTGCGTACGAAGTTAATCGTCAAGAAATGTGTTATTTGACAACGCGTAAAACGTCACCATCTCAAGGTCTATTTGCACAAAATCAGCAATCAAGTAATCCAGCGTAATAAATAGTTTATTGTTGTTGTTCATCCCATCCGTCCAAGTATACGACGTTGCATCGTCTAGCGATTGCTTCGTCGCCCAAGTTTAATGGAACTTGATTGCCAGTGATCGTAACCTGCAAGTTACGGGGGAGTTGAGTAATCCCATATCTCCTGTGTAAAGCTGTTGGCTGGTTCCTGTCCACTATGCCAATCTGCGACGTCCGATGCAGATGAGTGAAGCACATGTCGTCGAATAGGATCGACCTGTGTGTACGGTGGTCGAAGTGCTGCAGGCTGTCCATATGACGAACAAATAGTAATGGCTTGTTCATTCTCCTAATAGCAGTTACAGTTTTACCACAACCAGGAGGTCCAATGATTACATTAGTACGATCACCTTCATCGAAGGTGAACGTTTCGAGATCTTGCGATAGCACAAGA